TTCGTTCTTTTTACGCCGGGAAACCGCGCCACTTCATTAATGTTTGCGTTTCGGGAAAAGAACGAACGACTGTCTCCGTCCCGGAAGTCTAACACGTCAATCCCGCCACGGTTGCCCACATACGCAAAGGCCAACGAAGAACACGAACCTCTTGTAAGGTCACCACCGCCCAAGCGGTCAATTATCTGTTCTTCCGTGGGCTGTTTGTCAAAGCGTTTTGTTTCTACAGCGTCTATATTCCATCCCTTCAAGCGTTTGATAAATTCGCTGTCTTCTTTCGGCGTGGCCTGCTGTGTTGGCGCCGTCTGTCTCTGCGTGTTTGCCAGTTTCGCGCCCTGGGTGCCGCCGATGCGTTCCCGGTCATATCTCCGGGTCCGTCCGGTCTCCGCGATAAACTGCCTCATCTTTTCCTGTGACCGTTTTAGCGCGGCCTTCTGCTCATCGGTCGCAAGGTCGCCGGCCATCTCCAGCACGCGTTTCTTGGCTCGTATATCACGTTCAAGCGCCCGCTGTTTCTGGCTTTCCGCGTAGGCCGCGTCGTTTTCCTTTTCGGGCTGGATGTTGTCCGCGCCGTGCGGGATCGTAACGCCCGGAACAACCGGAATCGGATAGTGCCCGCAGTTGATTCCAAACAGCCCCGCCGGCATTCCGTAGGACGTTGAATTCAACGGTTCGTAACTAACCGTTCTTCCGTCGCCTAACTCAATCTGTCCGGCGGTGTTGTCCCAGGAGTAAAACTTGCCCTGGTACGGATAGCAAAGCGGTCTTGCCGCGGCGTGGGAACTTACCTGGAAAACGGATGTATTAAAATCCTGCATCCGGTTTTTAACGCTCTGGATGGCCGTGTTGTGGACTGTCGTTCGAATGTCCATGTTGACGTAAGCTTCCGGGGTCCACTTCCGGCCCGCCCGGTCATAAAAGCCCGTTAAGCCTTCGTCGGCGATCTGCCCTATAGCTTTCCGCAGGGCCGTTTCCCGCGTCTCTACGCCTAAGTTAACGTCCCCTGCGGCCTGATTTAGAATCGCCTGTGTTGCCGCCACTCTGCGCTCTTCCTCCGCGGTCAACTGCACCGCACGTGCGTACTGATTCAGCGACGATTGCAACATGGTGGTGTTGACCAGGTTCAGATGGTCCGCGGCCTGCTGGGAATACTCTTTTAAGACATCCGCGGTGCTGTCCTTCATCGGCTCCGGAAGCGCCCCGGACTTAACCGCGTCTTCCAGTTGCTTTTCCAGCCGGTCAAGCGCCGCCGCCCTGGTGCCCTCCATCGTGTCCCGGATGGCTTTAGGGATGCTCTTGATATGGTTGTTCAGGATCCGCGCATTCTCCGCGGTCAACTGTCCCATTTCCGCAAGCTTATTAACTTCCCAAACCGCCGTATGCGTCCACGACGGCGCCCGCAAGTGCCGTCCTATGTTGGCCAACAGGTCTTCCGTTGCGTCTATGTAAATCTGTTCTATGGGGTCGGCTAAGTCCTGGATTTTCTGCGGCGTCAACGCCATCGTTTAATCACCCTTTTCGGCGCGGTCGTGCAACTGCTCTAAAACCACCTTCAGTTTTTCGGGAATCGGTAAACCTAAGTGGGCGGAATTCTCCAAAAGCGAAATACCTTCATTCGCAAGATAGAAGCTTGCCACGATACCGCGCAGGAGGGTTCCGTTCCCGATCACGACAATATCAAGAACGTTCGCGACCCCGACTAATGCGAAGATAAGCACCTTCCGGCAGATGCCGCGGAATCCGACTTCTGAGGAAAGCTTGTGATCTACGACGGCGCACATTACGCCGGTGCAGTAGTCGATAATTACGAAAATTAACAGCGCATACATAAGCCCATCAAAGCCGCCTAAAAAGTAAGACAGCGCCCCACCTACAGCGGCCACGCTCAACTGTATCATGCGCCATACCTCGCGTATTGTGTTTGTCATTGCTTTTACTCCGCCGTCTGAAGGTTGATAAGGTCAACCACGGACCCGGTAATGTTCCTTTCGTCCGCAATCCGCTGTAACTCCGCGTCCGCGGCTTCCGGCGTCAGTGCCTGGCCATACTTCGGGTCCGTCAAGAAAGTCCTTTTGGACATCAGGCCCGCACCGACCAGCGCCATGCCTTCGTTGATGTTGGTCTGGCGGTCCTGGGTAACGCCGTCGTCCATGGCGATGTTGACGGAATAGCCGCGGCTTCTAAGGTCCGCGATCTTTAATCCGTCGTCCGTCTCCATGTCGTACAGCGCGGCCACCGCTATGATGTTGTCCACCAGCCGTTCAACCGCCGGCCTGATCATGTTTTGGTAGTTCTTGACGGTCTTGTATGTCTTGCTGTTCTCGCTGACTACTTCTGTGGCCGTCTTAATGCCGCCGTGTGCGTCAAAAGAGAACGTACCGAAGGACAATCCCACCTGCAAGCAGAAAAGGTTTAACAAGGCGTTGATGCCTTCCACATGCTCTTCCACGCGCAGGGAAACGGAATTATCCTGAATTTTAAGGCTGTCCGGGTCGTCCGTCGTTAAAGCTTCGTAGGTTTCGTCCGTCGCATCGAAGAAACGCCGGGGCGTGCCGGTTTCCGGGTCAATGACCGTCTTTACCATCCGCGCCGGAACGATGATCCGCTTTTTCCCTAACCGGAATTCCCGGACGAAGGAATCAAACGCGATGTCCAGGGCATGCAAGGTTTCCATGCTGTTAGCGTAGATAGACACGCCCAGCGGGGAATTGTCGTCAATGTTATTCGCCGTCGGCGTCCGGAAGTAGCTGAAAAGCGACGCTTCCACGCCGGTTATGGTTACTTCGTCTTCCAGAAGCGGGTAAATGGTCGCAAGCGGGACACGCACCCCCAGAATATCCTGGGCTTCCCGGCTTCCGGCCTTGTACATGTCCGCCCGGTAAAGTTCGTTCGAAACAACGTAGGTTTCGCCGCTCCACTTGTGCCATTCAAGGCGCGTGTAATAATAGCCGCCCTTTGCAATGCGGGAAATAAAGCACCCTTCGGAAATGCCGGCGTTGTCCCACGCTGTCGGCACAAACTGATCCGCCATACACCAGCCAATTCTGATCTTTGCTGTTCCTGGAATCTCGCGCCCTTCCTGGTCGTGTTTGACGTCCCGCCAAACCTTCATGGCCATACCGCCGCACGCGGACGCCTGTTCGATGGCTTCCAGCATCTTGACGCCGAAGTTGTTCTTCTTCAGTACCTTCCTCACAAACGCCTGCAACGGGTCTTCCTCGCCGTCCGGCATGGTCAAGCCGTTCGTGCTGATGCTTATATCCGTCTGGTCCGTCCATACCATGCCGGCCAGTTCGGAACAGATGGCTTTGGGCAGGCCGATATAATACATTTTTCGCTGGGCTTTCGGGTCCGCGATCGTGGGCGCGCTGATTAGGTGCCAGGGTTCGTAGTATCCCTTGTATAAGCACTTCCACGGAAAGATTCCCAGATTGTAAAAATCCTGGTAGGCGGGAACGCCGTCAATCTCGAATATGCTTTTAAATTCTCGCGCAATGCCCATGTCGGCGCCGGTCGTCTGCATCCAGTTTTTCACCGCCTTTTTCAATCCATCAAAAATGCTCATGTGTACCAGTACCCATAATCCTTCAGAAAATGGTTCATCGCATAACGGAATTCATCCATGCTGTGGTTGTACGCATCCACCGGGTTTCCGTGCGGGTCCATACAGTAAAGTCCGGTTTCCTTCACGAACGCTTCCGCGCCGTAGCGGGGATCGTCCACGATAAAGAACCGGCCATCCTGTATAGCGCTCTGGGCCATCTCAATTCCGCACTTGATGCCCTTCGAAGTCCCGCGCACGTCGTGGCCGTTGTTGTCCGCTCCGTTGGTCGGGATGCCCAGCTTTTCTATCTCAAGCCGTAACGCTTTACACGCCGGGTCAATATAGACCGCGCTTTCCCGCAGTCTGTATTTCTGCCGCATGTAGGGCAGGAACTCCCCGACGATGCGTTTAGCCTGGTCGCTCATGGCCATTTGCCCTCCGTCGTAACGCCAGTTTCCGACGCGGTATAACTTATAATCCTTCCGCCCCGGTGTTAATGCGTTTCCGACGAAGCCGACGATATAAAAGCCAATAGACGTTGCATCCGTGGTTCCGCCGTCTCCGGCAACGAATGCTTCGACAGGGTTAAAACCTTCGGGAAGTTTGTCAAGGACATGTCTGTCCGTGTCAAACATCCAGTAAATGACGCCCTCCGGGATGCACCGTTGCCCCAGCCAGTCGCGCTTATACAGAAACGGCGACTTCCGGCAGGCCGTTTCGATCTCTTCCAGGCGTTCCGGCGTCAAAACCGGATTGTCCGCACAGGTCCAGTGCAGGAACCGGCAGTCCTGGATCTCCAGAACCTCTTTGATAACCGGGTCCTGCGGGGCCGGCGGGTTGCAATCCGCTATATGCCAGCGGTCCACCGCGGCATAAGTCCTTCGTAGGCACTCTTGTATCATGTCCAGATGCAGGAGGTTTATCTCGCAGAAATAAACGGATCCAAGCGACATGCCCGTTATGGCTTTATGGCTGTCCGACTTTCCCCCGCCCTTCCAGTAGACTTTCTTCGTCTGGCCATTCGGCATGTCTATGCACAGGTGCGCCCCGGAATCGTCATGCTTTACCCGGCTCCGGCCTGCGAAGGTATGCACCAGGCCAAGGCCGTCTCCGTCCATGATCAGGCGGTAAGCCTGTTCCGCGGAATAGCCAACCACCAGGTGCGTGGTGTCCCGGCTTATGATCAGATGCCGGATAAACCGCGCCATCCCTGCCGTTGTCTTCCCGCTTCTGGGCGTGCCTTCCAGCCAGTCCATGGTATGGTCAAACGGCGCCATGATTGTTTTAGCCTGCTTTTCCGACCACTCAATCATGTTTACCGTTCTCCAACTT